TTAGGACGGTATTGACATGACTCTAACATCGCTGGTCTGGAATATCCAAATAGCGTGGCCAAAGCCCCTGCTGCACTAGCACCTATTTCAGTAGCTTTTGCAAAAGGAGCAATGGGAGGAATAGTAGTGAGCTTACCAGCCGCAGCAGCAATAACACCTGCCGCACGACTAATAGCTCCTTCTCCTTTCTTATCATACTCATCACCTGCTTGAGGTTCAACCTCAGCAGCTTGAGCAGTGATAGTTGAAGGTTCTTTCTGAGTGGGAATAGCAAACTTAGGATCAACAGCCCAAGCAAATACATTAATAGTCACTTCATCAGTGGCTCCATTTGCATGCTTAAGAGTCTGAATATCATTGATCACCATCTCACCCAATTCACTCCAACCATCATCAGTGATATCAATCACATTCTTATGATAAAAGAAAGGTAGAAGCAATTCACCACCTTGAGAGTTTGTTGGATCAAGATAGACATGAGGGCGTTGTGAAGCAGCAATAAAATCTGCATCAACAAAAGCCCTATCAACTGTCATCTCATCCAATTCTGGTAAAGGATTATAAGACATTACTGCCCTTCCATAATGGAAACCATTACCAGAAATAGTAACCTTAACGTGTAATTTAGAACGCATCAATTTATAATTGGAAATCCTATTGATCACACGTGGGTTCTCAAAATACAAACTCCACGGATTAAACCGTTGGTGAATCGATGAACCAACAGCCCAATCGTAACTCGCAATCTTAATAGGGCGAGAGAAAAATTCATCCAGACTTGCATCGGATTCAAGAGCATGATCACGCAATGGATCAAAATTACTCTTTTCTTCCAACACATAACCTGGGTGTGTATCGATAAACTTAACATTTTGTTCGGTACCTTCTCCCATCCCCATCGCAATTTCTTGAGTATCACGATGAGTTGTTGGTACTTCCTCAGATTGAGGTTGGTAACGTGACTTCATATCACGCCATCTTCGATAGGCAAACCATTGCTCGTCGGTCATACGGACTATATGTACACGTTGTGTGTCCGTTTCAAAACTTCCGACATGATTATTTTTAGGAAACTGCCCAGGATGTACTTCCTGAGACTGACATTCTATTTCTGATTGAGTTTCCTTATCACAACAATGATTTTCTATCAAACAGGAGCTATTACGCACATCTTTCAAAACTGCGTATGCTATATACAAAGAAATAGCTCCAAGGTATCCCCAGATACCATAATTCGCTTCATCCGAAGCTTGTGGAATTATAGAGCTCCACCTACTCACAAAAGACTCTATTGTTCGCGGAATCTTACTACGCATAATATTGAAAGGAAAAATATAAAATGTGTACAATGTATTATATACACCACAAAAGTGCTACCTCTTGTGAAAATCACGCCTGTCCCTTTAATACATCTAGGTAACTACAGACTTATGAGCTTTTATATTTACAAAGCCAATTTTCCACTCGCTCATCAAAAGTAGTGGAAACGGCTGGAACAGGGAGATTTACTTTTGAACAGATCTGTTTCATCTGTTCGGCTCGCATCTCATATACTTCCCGTCCATGTGCGAACCATTCATGCATTGCTGTCTCAATGCAACTAACAGCTACAGATTCAGGTAGTGTCTTCTTCGATTTCAAATTTGAATGCAAAGACTTAAAAATAGAATTTTCGTCCAAACACCCAATCGAAGTTCCAATCTCAGGAATATAAACTGATTTCCTTTTCAGAAAGTCAGCATCTTCATCTTCCATAAAAGCAACAGCATCATCGGATTTATCAGGTAAAGTAACCTTCATTCCATGATCTGCTAAATACTTTTGGAAAGTAAAGAAATCAAAACTCCTAAAATTTGGATGAACACTGCCTTTAAAATCATCTCCGTATGTCATCGCTGCAACACAAGCGCGGAAATCTTGTTCCTTCGGGTATACATTAAAGAAACCCATTCGAACATAAAAAGATCCTGCTACGCTATTAATGTTAACAGTGATATTGTTACCGGAAGTGTTCATATTGTAAGCCATTAGCAAAGTACCGTTATAATCAATCAAAGGATGAACCAAATCCACAATCATATTCTTCATAATCTTAAGTGAATATTGATCATATCCTCCTGCTTCTGCCAATTCAATAAAAGAGGCAAGAACTGCACGTGTAACTTGAGAATTCAT